CCGATCTCGACACCAACTACTCGGCTGATCCGTTCAACATCACAAAAGCACAAGGTATGACAACTGGCGCGGGTGAAGCTCTTGGTGACAGCGCCAGCAATCCATTCGCACAGATGGCATTCAGCATCGAAAAGAGCGTCGTGCAAGCTCGTACGCGCGCACTCAAGGCTGAATACTCGCTCGAACTGGCTCAAGACCTCAAGGCAGTTCACGGTCTCGACGCCGAAACCGAATTGGCCAACATCCTCTCGGCTGAAATCCTCGCCGAAATCAACCGTGAAGTTGTTCGCAGCATCTACTTTGTGGCCAAGCGTGGTGCACGTGCAGGCACCACTCAACAGCAAGGCGTTTTCGATCTGAACGTCGACTCTAACGGTCGTTGGAGTGCCGAAAAGTTCAAGGGTTTGCTGTTCCAAATCGAACGCGAAGCCAACCAAATCGCCAAGGAAACGCGTCGCGGCAAGGGCAACTTTGTGGTTTGCTCGAGCGACGTTGCTTCGGCTCTCGCCATGGCAGGCGTGCTCGACTATGCTCCGGCACTCAGCACCAACCTCAACGTTGACGACACCGGCAACACGTTTGTTGGTGTGCTCAACGGCAAGTTCCGCGTGCACATCGATCCCTACTCGACTCTTCAGCGCGACTTCTTCTGCGTCGGCTACAAGGGTTCCAGCCCATTCGACGCTGGCTTGTTCTACTGCCCCTACGTACCGCTCCAAATGGTGCGTGCGGTAGGTCAAGACAACTTCCAGCCCAAGATTGCGTTCAAGACGCGCTACGGTCTCGTAAGCAACCCATTTGTTTACGCCGCCAACGGTCAACCCGACGGCGAAACCCTCGGCGCTCAGTTGAATCAATATTATCGGCTGGTCCGCGTAGACAATCTTTTCTGATAACTTGTTTTATCTGATAATTTTTAGATAAACTCAAACCGGGAGATCGAAAGATCTCTCGGTTTTTTATTGGTATAAATAGTTGTATGACCGACCAAAACGGATACGGACGTTTACAACTTCAACCCGCCAACAAAAATGGCATTCTCGAAACGCACTTTCAATTTGAATTGCGCAAGATAAGCCATGTTTCATTTTTCTGTCAAAATGTCAATTTACCGGGATTGCGCCTCAACGCCACCGAACAACTCACGCCGTTCAACAACATTCCACGACCCGGCGGAGCGATTCAACACGATCCTTTTACCATAAATTTTATGGTCGATGAAAACATGAAAAACTGGCTCGAAATATACAATTGGATGCAACAGTGCAGCAATCAAGCCGATTTTGACAAATACGAAGAACCCGACGTTCATTTGAACAGCGAAGGTGTTTTGTTTATTCACGACAGCAACAACGTTCCCAAGTTTCGCGTAAATTTTGAAGGATTGTTTCCAACAAGTTTGGGTGGATTGAATTTTCAAACTGGGTCGTCGGGATCCAACTTTCAGTACAGCTCGGCTTCGTTTGCATATACTCTATTTACAGTCACACCACTGTATTCCAACTAACGCGGAGATTATATTATGAAGATTGATGAATTGCGCGATCATGCAGCACGCGACATGACGTTTGATGGCACCGAACTCGACCGCGAATCGCTGCGAGTGCCACAACTTCACAACAAATATTTGAATTTTTTGATGGACGAGCGTTTGACATCAAAAGCGTTGCAACACGAATACGACAAGCTGCGTCGCACCAAGTGGGAGTACTACACTGGTAAAATGTCGCACGAGCAGTTGCGCGAACTGGGATGGCAGCCGTTTGCGCTTCGCATTCTCAAACAAGATGTGGAGCTGTATATGAACAGCGACACCGACCTTTTGGCGATTCGCGCCAAGATTGAAGTTCAAAACGAAAAAGTAGAATACTTGGAATCGTTAATAAAATCAATCATGAATCGTCATTGGGCGATCCGCAGTGCCATTGATTGGCGCAAATTCACAAATGGTGTAAATTGACACTATAAATAGTTGAATGAGTGAAACCCCAGATATTGTGATATCTTATTTGAATGACGTTCATGCAAAAATTTGTTGCACACAATCTAGTATCGGCATGGAGATGGTTGATTATTTTACATTTATGGTGCCGAACGCCCGATATACTCCGTCGTTTCGCAACAAAGTATGGGACGGCAAAATACGGTTATACAACCAGTACAGCGAATTGTTGTACTATGGACTCATACCATATGTAATCAAATTTGCCAACGAACGCAACTATACAGTAAAATTTTCTGCCAATTTTCCCAAACCGAATGTTGCATCTCAATCGCATCAAGACACCATCAAATTTCTGAACACTTTGAACATCCACTCGCGCGGCAAACCTTTGAGTCCGCTGCCGCATCAAGTGGAAGGTGTCAACTATGCCGTAAACAACAATCGGTGTTTGCTTATTTCTCCAACAGCAAGCGGTAAAAGCTATATCATATATTCGCTGGTGCGACACTATCAAAACACCGCAAAAAAGAAAATATTGATTGTGGTTCCAACTGTATCGTTGGTTTATCAAATGATCAACGATTTTCGCGACTACAGTTCGCAAACCGATTGGGATGTGGAAACCAACACGCACGGAATTTTTAGCGGTCAAAACAAAGACACCGACAAACCAATAGTGGTGAGCACATGGCAAAGTATCTACAAACTTCCAAAAAAATATTTTGAACAGTACGAATGTGTTGTAGTCGACGAATCGCATCACATGCGCAGCGACAGCATCAAAGGAATCATGGAAAAATTGATTGAATGTCCGGTTCGTATTGGACTCACTGGAACACTTGATGGTATGCGCACCAACAAACTTGTGGTTGAAGGCTTGACCGGAAAAGTTTATCGAGTGGCTCGAACACGCGATTTGATAGACGCCAATATATTGAGCCGACTGAAAATCGAATGTATTACTTTAAAATACACCGACAACGAACGACGCGATGCGCGAAAATTCAAATACGACGAAGAAATTGATTATCTGGTGCGCCACGATCGCCGCAACAAATTTATCGCGGATCTGGCTTTGAATCTTCGCGGCAACACACTCGTACTGTATCAATATGTGGAAAAGCATGGCAAAGTTTTGCACGATTTGATATCGTCAATCAACAAAGATGCATCTAGGTCGGTATATTTTGTTAGCGGCGAAGTTGATGCCGAATTGCGCGAAAATATGCGAAACGCAGTTGAAACGCAAAACAATGCGATCATTGTTGCAAGTTATGGTACGTTTAGTACCGGTATAAATATACGCAGACTGCACAACGTTATTTTTGCGAGTCCCAGCAAAGGTCGTGTGCGTGTTTTGCAGAGTATAGGTCGACAACTGAGAAAAAGTGACGCAAAAGAGCATGCTCAATTGTATGATCTTAGCGACGATTTGAGCTGGAAGTCGCATCAGAATTATGGATTGAAGCATTTTGTGGAGCGACTCAAAATCTACAACGAAGAACAGTTTGATTATAAAACAGTGAATGTGAGAATATGATATGGCCAAAAAGCCAAACGACTCTGCAAAATTTCAGGTGCGCTTGATCAAGATGCGCCAAGGCGAAACGCTGGTCTGTCAGGCTCGTCGGGTCGACAACACGTACATTATTAAAAATCCAATGTTGATGATTTATATTCCGTTTTTCGACAAAGACGGCAACATGGAAAGCACCGAAATTGCTTTTCGAGATTGGATCGAGGGATCGTTTCAAAAAGAATATCAAATTCCAGCAGATGCTGTGTTGGTTGAAACAGATTGCGACAAAACAATTCGAACAACATATCAAAAAATGCTGTTGGAAGATCGCAACAACGACTTTTTCAGCAGCGATTATCTCGATCAAGCTTCCGAGTTGTATGATCGAAAAAGCCCAAAATCAAATAAGAAGGGTCCCGGAATCACAGGACCCGCACACGAAAGTTTGGATGACGACGAACAAGATTTGGATGACGGAGACTCTCCGCCTCCTCGGTTCCGAATATAACTGTTGTATACTGTACCTTTAAGTAATGGATTTTGTGTGTTCAACCCAGACATGCATATGTATAAGCGATCGTGTGCCGGTTTTTGCAACGCTGCGCGGTTTTTGCAAAAATGTTTTCGACCACAATCGCTAGTTATTGTGGTGTATCGGCATACTATTAGGGAGTAATACGGTGGCTAAAAAGAAACAAACTCGTAAAAAAAAGAAGAAAAAAATGAAAATTGAGATTGAAACCGAAGCGGCAGCAAAACCGGTGGTCAAAAGGACTCGCAAGTCTTCAAACTATATCGACAACGAGAAAATGTACCAAGAAATGGTGCAATATGTTGATCAAGTTCAAGCGCATCAAAAAGAGATTAAAAAATTAAATCCAGACGATCCGCTTCCACCGAAACCCAAGGTTAGCGAGTATATAGGATCGTGCATATTGATGATTGCCAATCGGCTTGCAACCAAGCCGAATTTTGCCAATTACGTGCATCGCGACGAAATGGTTGGAGATGGCATTGAAAATTGCTTGATGTACATCGACAATTTTGATCCAAGCAAGTCCAAGAATCCATTTGCTTATTTTACTCAGATCATATATTTTGCTTTTGTTCGTCGAATTCAAAAAGAAAAAAAGCAAATGTATGTAAAAATGAAAATGTTGGAAAATCTAGACGACAAAGGAAATGTTCGGCGTTTGCTCAAAGACAACATAGTTGGCGACAGCAAAAACCCATATGCCGATTATTTCAATTTAAAAGACAATGATGTAACATTTTTTGAAAAACGCGAAGCTAAAATGCATCGCCGCAAAAAGAGTAAAAAATCAAAACTTGACGAGTTTTTTGACGTATGAAAATACCAATACTTTGCGACACTCATTTTGGTTTCAAAAACGATTCACAATTGTTTCGCGAGTATTTTAATCGTTTTTTTCAAGAAACGTTCTTTCCGTACATCGATGCCAACAACATCAAAGAAATTGTGCATCTTGGCGATTTGATGGATCGCAGAAAATATGTAAACTTTGAAACATTAAAATACGTTCGCGAAAATTTTGTGCAGCCGCTTGCGGATCGTGGTGTCACTGTGCATGTGATGCTTGGAAATCACGATGTGTATTACAAAAATACAAACGCCGTGAATTCGATACGCGAGTTGTTTGGCGATACACCAAATTTCAAAGTGTACGAAACGTTTGCCGACGTTAAAATAGCAGACATGCAATTTGCAGTTATTCCTTGGATATGCCCCGACAATCAACAGCAGTTTGAACAATTTATTCGATCGAGCACTTCAACTGTTGCTCTTGGACATCTTGAACTTCAAGGATTTGAAGTGTTGCGTGGAGTACGATCCGAAGAAGGTTTCGACAAAAAGCAGTTTGAAAAATTTGAAACGGTGTATTCGGGCCATTATCATCAAAAGAACGATGATGGGCACGTATTTTATTTGGGCACACATTACGATATGACCTTTGCTGACGTAGACGAACGCAAAGGTTTTCATGTGTTTGAAACAAGCAATCGAACCGTTGAGTTTGTGCATAATCCACTCAAGATGTTTCATCGAATTGTTTACGACGACACGGATGAAGTTGTTGTTCCAGATTTTTCTGTGTATGCCAATTCTTATGTTAAACTTGTGGTGAAAAACAAACGATTGCCCAAGACGTTCGACAAATATATCAGCAAACTGTATGACGCTAATCCGTACGAAGTGAATATTGTCGAAGAGTATCAACTTGTGGACGCTGCCACAGACGACATAGATATTACACAAGACACGCTCAGCATCATATACAGCGATATTGATGACAATAAAAATTATGATGCAACATCGGCAAATTGCTTGAAGAAGATCATGACCGATTTGTATCTTGAAAGTTTTCAGGTTGACTGATGCTAGAATTTCAAAAACTTCGTTGGAAAAATTTGCTGTCGTACGGTAATTTTTTCACCGAGATTGATTTGCAAAAAGACCGAATGACGCTCATATCCGGCAAGAATGGTAGCGGCAAAAGCACCATCGGAGAAGCTTTGACGTTTGCGCTGTTTGGAGTTCCGTTTCGCAATATCAACAAACCCAATCTTCTCAACAGCATCAACGAACGCGATTGTTTGGTGGAAGTTGAGTTTGCGATCGGCAAAAAGCAATACAAAGTTCGACGCGGAATCAAACCTACTGTGTTTGAAATATATTGCGATGGTAAGATCATAGATCAAGAAAGCAAGTCAAAAGACTATCAAAAGTTTCTCGAGCAGAACATACTCAAACTCAATTACAAGTCGTTCACTCAGCTGGTGTTTTTGGGCAGCAGTAACTTTGTGCCGTTCATGCAGCTGCCAGCTCAAGATCGTCGCGAGGTGATCGAAGAACTGCTCGACATTCGAGTTTTCAGTCGAATGAACGTTGTGCTCAAAGAAAAAATATCATCACTCAAAGAAAATCTTAAAGATTTGGAGCGCGATATTGCGATTGCAAAAGAGAAAGTCGAGATGCAACGCGACAATATCAAAAAACTTCAAAACAAGAACGATCAAGCGATAAATATCAATAATGAACAGATTGCTCAAAACCGTCAAGCTGCATCTGATATTATGTTGGATATGGATCGCATTAAAAATGATATCATTCAAAGAACTGATAGCATCGGCGACGCAAAAACCATCCAAGGAAAGTTGCAAAAATATGAAGAACTCGAAAGAAAATTTTCCGCACAACTTGCAAAAATCGCAAAATCAATACAATTCTACACCGAAACAGATGACTGTCCGACATGCAATCAAGAAATTACTGCTGCGTTTAAGCAAACAGTAATACACACCAAGCAAAACAAGCTTCACGAATTGCAAAAGACTTGCCAAGAATTGCTGGTCAAAAAGCAAGAAGTGGCAACGCGTCTCGATCAAATCAATACGGTACAACAGCAGATTACAACGCTCAACGTTGAATACCAAAACAAAAACAGCAGTGTTTTGGGCATCAGTACGTACATTGAAAAGTTGAATCGCGAAAATGAACGATTACGCAGCAGCGATACAATGGTTGCCGAAGAACAGCTCAAACAAGAGCAATACGAGCAACAGTACTCGGATCTGTTGGCGAACCGCGAACAACTGATCGAAACGCGTCACATGTACGATGTTGCGTTCGAAATGCTCAAAGATACCGGCATCAAGACGCGCATCATACGCCAGTATCTTCCGGTGATGAACAAATTGATCAACAAATATTTGGGTGCCATGGACTTTTTTGTCAACTTTAATCTTGACGAAAACTTTCGCGAAGTGATCAAAAGTCGATATCGCGACGAGTTTGAATACAACAGCTTTTCGCAGGGTCAGAAGTTTCGCATCGACATGGCGCTTCTGCTTACTTGGCGCGAAATCAGCCGCAAAAAGAACAGCACCAACACCAACATACTGATACTCGATGAAGTGTTTGATAGTAGTCTTGATGCCGGAGGCACCGAAGACTTTATGAAATTGCTGCGCATGCTCAGCAAAAAGACTCATATTTTTGTGATCAGCCACAAACCGGATGTTATCAGTGACCGATTCGATCGTCATATTAAAGTTGAAATAAAGAACAATTTTTCCTCGATTTCGTGACCGTTTAGAATAAATACCAACAGGAGATGTATTATGCCAAACAGCAAACAAGTGAATGTCAAGCGCAAGCACCGCAAGCGTCAAGAGCGACTGCGCGAAATTCGACGCGAACAAGCGGCTGCGCGAAAGACCAAATAAAACAAGGATTATACGATGAGCAATTTTTTGAAGGATATGGTCAAGACCACCGGCAACGAGTTTGCCAGTATCGTCGAAGATGGTATTGATGGTGGCGATGTGACCGGTTTTGTTGATACTGGAGTGTACGCACTCAATGCATTGTTGAGCGGTTCACTGTATGGTGGCATGCCCGCCAACAAGATCATGGCGCTTGCGGGCGAAAGCTCGACCGGCAAAACATTCTTTGCGCTCAGCATTATCAAGACGTTCTTGGATGCCAATCCCGAAGCGGTGTGTATGTACTTTGACAGCGAAGCTGCGGTTACCAGCGATATGTTTCGCACGCGCGAAATTGACACCAAGCGAGTGGCTGTGATTGGTGTGGCCACCGTCGAGGAGTTTCGCAATCAAGGCGTAAAGGTGGTCGACAACTATCTCAAGATGCCGATTGCGGATCGCAAGCCGATGATCATGGTTCTTGATAGTCTCGGCATGTTGAGCAGCAGCAAAGAAATGAATGACACTGCCGAAGGCAAAGACACGCGCGACATGACTCGCGCTCAGGTAACCAAGGCAACGTTCCGAGTGCTAACACTCAAGCTGGGCAAGGCTGGTATTCCGCTGATCATGACCAATCATACGTACGAAACGATGAGCATGTTCCCACAAAAGGTGATGGGTGGCGGTACCGGCTTGCGGTATGCTGCTTCTACGGTACTGTTTCTCAGCAAGCGCAAAGAAAAGATCGATAATGAAGTGGTGGGCAACGTAATTCATTGCAAGCTCGACAAGGGAAGATTCACCAAGGAAAATAGCTTGGTGGATGTGCTGCTGCGTTACGATACGGGTCTCAACAAGTACTATGGATTGTTGCCGATTGCCGAAAAGCACGGTATCTTCAAGAAGGTGAGCACTCGCTACGAAATGCCGGATGGTACCAAGGCATTCGAAAAGAATATCAACGAAAATCCCGAGAAGTATTACACCGACGAAGTGATGCAGCAACTTGAAAAGGCAGTTGCTCAAGAATTCAAATATGGTAACGAAGTGGAAACATCAAAT